TTTTTTTTTTTAAATTAATAATATCATCAATTTTATATCCTTCATAATTTTTTTTTTTTTTTATAAACCTTTTGTTTTTCAAACAAGATACTTGTTTTATCTTAGCTATTTTACTATATATATATTTGTAATATTTTGCTCTATTATCAATATTATATTTATTAGAAACATACATTTTCAAGAATTTTTTAAGTTTGTTATCACTTCGGGAGTTAGAATCAGATATAATATTATTACTGGATATATTATTAATTTTACTCATAGAAATTTTATTTGATATTCTTGAATATGATAACGTATTTTTACTATAAGCATTACCTTCTTGAAAATATTTATTCATATTCTATACTATTATATAATAAATATATATATATAATAATAGATTTGTAATATGGATCCATATGTATTTGTACTAGATTTAGATGGAACTATAATAGGAGATTGTAGTTATCAATGCGATTTATATAATTTGCAAGATATTTTGAAGAAAAATATTAAAAGTTTCAATAAATCAACCTCGGTCTCATTTAATAAATCTAAAATGGAATGTGAAAAAAAATTAAATGAAAGTTACAATAAATACTCATTATTAATACGCCCTCATTTTACAAATTTCATGTATACAATAAAAAAATATTATCCGAATTCATATATATTCGTGTATACTGCATCAGAAAAAACATGGGCTAATAAGGAAATTGGAATAATAGAAAAACAAAATAATATAAAATTCAATAGACCTATTTTTACGCGCGATAATTGTGTTGTTGACAAAAATGGTATGATAAAAAAATCAATTAAAAAAATAATACCTCAATTATTTAAAACCATGAAGGTAGGAAAAACATATGATATAAGTAAAAAATTATTAATTATTGATAATAATCCCACATTTGTTGATTATAAGGATAATTTTTTATTATGCCCTACTTATAATTATATTCAGTTTAGTAATTTATGGGATGGTATATCAGGTAAAGAATATTTAAAATGTAGAGAATTAAAAGGTTTTTTATCAAAAATGGTAATACAAAAAAAAATGCATAATATGAAGCAAATATCTAACCAAGAAAAGCAAGAACGTCTATATAAGTGGTTATATAAAAAACATAAAAGTATTAATAGCTATAATTGTAGTTATATGAATGATACATTTTGGAGAGACCTTACATTATTGATAAGACATCATAATATAAAGGAGTATAATAAAACAATTATTGGATCAATACAAAAAAGTATAAAGAATTAATATAACTAGTTATAAAATGATATATATAAGTTTTGATATTGGTATTAAAAATTTAGCTTTGTGTATTCTTAAAAAAACAGACAAAATAGAAGTATTGGATTGGAGAATAATAGCAATTGCCGAAAGTAAAAAAGAATTAAAAGGGATTGATGATATATCAGAAAGAGTTTATAATGAAATGGATATTATAATGGGATTTTTAAAAGAGTCTAATATTAATATAATAGACTATGTATTAATAGAGAATCAACCGTCGAACTTAAATGGCATGATGAAAACGATACAGCATATTATATATAATTATTTCAATTTAATAAAATACTGGGATAAAGAGGTAGATAATGTAGTATTAGTTAATGCATCTTTAAAATCAAAAACACATGAATATGTTTCCGAAATTACACATCAAGAAAGTGAAGGTAAAAAGAATGCTAAAAATTTTAGAAGAAGTAAATATGTTTATAATAAGAAATTAAGTATAGATATATGTCAAAATTACATTAAAGATAATGAGAGACTAAAAGAAATTTTTGTAAATAATAAAAAAAAGGATGATTTAAGTGATGCTTGTTTACAGGCCGTATCTTACATAAGGACAAATATTAAAAATGAATCATTAGATAATTATAATGTGTTATATTAAAAATGAATATATTATTAATATCAATGTATAGTGATAAATGGGATTGGAGAAAGCAACATAAATTATATAGAAAAGCAATAGGGAATAGAGCAAATTTAATAATTAAAAGATATCATGATAATGATGGGATAAAAAATACACTCAAAAAATATAATATAAGTGGTATAATTATAAGCGGGTCAGATTATTTTATATTAAAGAAAGGGTCACCTCCTGTGCCAAAAATTGTTTTCAAATATAAAATACCAATATTAGCAATATGTTATGGTATGCAATATTTAGCATGTAAAACAAGTAGACTTAACATAAATAGTTTTAAAAACGGTATGAGAAAGTATACAAAAAAGATGAAAATAATGGCTCCATTCAATGTTAAAAAGTTGGAGTATACATATTTTCATCAAGATTATGTCGTAGGAATTAATAAGAATTTTAAAATAATTAAAAGGATGGGAAATAAAATAGTGATAGTTTATAATAAAAAGGATAATATCTTAGGGATTCAATTTCATCCCGAATATATATTAAGAACCGGTAAAATATTTTTCAATAATTGGTTTAAATTTATAAAAAAGCGCGTATTATAATATATATTAAAATTATTGTAGATATATAAACATTTGAAACTCAAATAATATATAATATGTCATTAATATCAAATTTAAACAATAAAAGTGATGATTTAATAGATTTAAACAAAGATAGTTTCAATAATAATTCTTTTAATTTTAACATACCAAAAAATAATGGTATGAATAATGGTATGAATAATGGTATGAATAAAGGGGGTGGTATAGACGATGGTTTATTTAATAGAAAAAAAATAAGTGACGATGTTATATCAATGTCATCGCGTTCTTCACGTGCAAGTTCAGTTGGAAATAGTAATTATGATAAAGCAAAATATATGAAAAATATGAAAACCATATATAAAAATAAAAAAATAAATCACGATGATGATATGGATAGTACTTCCGCAAGTAGTAACGCGAGTAGTAAAGCTAGTAGTAATAATAGTAACAGCAATGGAGGTAATGGGATAAAAAAGAGTAGTCGTAGTAATAATTCGGATACGACTAGTGAAAGTGGTGCGAGTAGCCGAACATCGCAAAGTGGTAGCGATGGTTCAACAACAGGTAGTGATGAAAGTAGGGTAATAAAACGGAAACATCTAAGCCCCAAGGATATAATTCGGAATGAGATAAATGAAAAACGCGAGATAATATATCAATTTGAAAGAATGGAATCTAAGGGATTTAAGATACCATTTAAATTCAATATGAATTCTGATTTAGAAGAAATGCGTTCAGAATATAATCGTATAGTAAGAGAAAAAGAGCTAGATGGTAGCGTAAGATTTCAACAGAAGATGTTAATGGCTGTTGTATCTGGTGCGGAATATATGAATTCAAGATACGATCCATTTTCGGCAAAACTAGAAGGGTGGTCGGAACAAGTGAATGAAAATATCAATGATTATGATGATGTATTTGAGGAATTGCATGACAAATATAAATCATCTGGTAAGAAAATGGCACCAGAATTAAGGTTATTTATGTCATTATCGGGAAGTGCATTTATGTTTCATTTAACCAGTAGAATGTTCAAAGAGCAGCCTATGCCTGATGTTGAAAATGTATTAAAATCCGATCCGGAATTGATGAAAAAATTTCAAAATGCGGCTACTAAACAATATATGATGGGTAGTGGGGGTGGACAAGCACCGGCACCTTCATCAAATAATATGGGAATGGGAGGTGATAATATGGGAATATTTGGAATAGTAAGTAATTTATTTGGTTCATTAAATAGCGGTCCGACTTCATCAGAAATGCCACAGTATCAACAAAGTAAATTTAATAATAGATCAGACGATGATGTTGATACAATAATTAATAATGTACATAATAATATATCAGTAGAGGACGATATAGATAATCATATAGAAACTTTATCTGTAAGTGATGAGGAAATAACATCTATAATAGAGGATACAGCTGATATTCAGATATTAAAAAAATCAGGAAAAAGAAAGGATAATACAAGAACTTTAAATATATAAAAAAAAATGTTTTATTTATCTTTTTCTACGAACATTGGTTATTTTTTTAGCGCTTTTTTTAACAAAAGTACCGATATCTTTCGCGGATTTGGCAATTCTATCAGGGGTAGATTTTAAGGTACGCATTGGGTTACGGATAGTTTTTTCAACTTCATCTTCAAAAATCTCAATATGGTTTAAAAGGGAGCTTAGGGTGCTTATTAATATAGGGATGATGATTATGGTAAATAATAGGGTTAAGAATAAGAATAGGGATATCATGGTGCCAATTGCAATTATATCTCTGGTCATATCCTCTGAACACTTGCACTTTTCGTTAGTTAAATAGTTAACATAATCGAAAGCGTAGTAAATATATACTACGAATAGTAAGAAGAATACAAAAGTCGCAATAGCAACTAATTGTACGAATACACCACCCATACTTTTCGCCACCGATTTTATCGAAATAAAAGCAGTTACTAAGAAATATACTAATGCTAATATAGTAAAGTTCTTGATAAAATCTTTATTGGGATGTTCAGAACATTCACATCCGATATTTTCTAACTTGTATAAATAAGTATATATTATTAATAATAATATAACAAATATCATTTGAATTATTAAGCTACTGTAAAAAGATAGATTGTTTTCTTCCCTCATATTTTCTATTATGTTTCTTACTCTATATTATAATATAGAAATTATTTATTTTCTAAATCCAAAATATTATATATTATAAATTTTGTAGAACTATTAAAATTTGAATTATCTATTTCTCTGATTATATTAATAATATCCAGTGTTTTTGTTAAACTTAAAATTTTTAATATTTGTTCTAAATATATATCTAGAATATGTTTGAAAACCGTATTTTCTTTTATAATTACGATTGTATAATCAAATAATGAATATAACAAGGTTTCTATTTCTTCAAATTTAAATTTCAACCATATATTATTAATATTATTAACATTTTTTTTCCATTTAACATAGTCACAGTATAAATCATATTCATCATTTAATAATAATATATTATTATCATAAAATGTTTTAGGTGGGTCCCATTCACGCAACTCTATATATTTTTTCCATTTAGAATCTATATAATTATCCGAAAAATCTTTATCAAAGAAACTCAATATATTACTATATAAATCATTTTCATTTAGTTTAATATATTCCCATATTATTTCAATTACAATATGATTATCATTTGTTATAATAATGTCTTTAATGTTATCATATAATGATAATTTATTTTTGGTTGTTATTTTATTAAGTAAACCTATTATTTTACGTTTCAATAATGAATTATCGGTAAAATCAGGAATTATAATATGAAATCTATTTTTAGGAGTTATTTTTTTTTCTTTTTTATTATAATTTTTTTTAGCCCATATCATTTTAGGGTCATAATAAGATTTAAAACAGTTATAATTTTCACTTATATCAATTGCTTTATTAATAATATTTTCCGGTATTTCGCTTATTTGATCATATCTCTTTTGAAAATAATCTATATCTATTTTAATAATAGTATCATTCATCGCAATGTATAATACTATATAAATAATCTTATATAATTAAATACATAAGGCATTGTTAATATTATATATAAAATGACTGTTGCTATAAATAGCATTGAATCGTTTGATGATTTTGTAAACAAATTAGAAGATGTTTATAAAAATCAATTAGTATATAGAACTCTTATAGTTTACGGTTTAAAAAAAAATGGGTCTATTTATAAATATTTATTGGAAAATAATAATAATAGCGTATATATGATAAATGATGATAAATATTCAAACTATGATAAATTAGATTACAGAATATTAATGATAGAAAAAACTAATTATGAAAAATTTATTTATAATAATGGTAATGATTTTTTTAGTCATTTGATGTATACACCATGTTGTAAAAAATAATAATCTATTAGTATTTTAGAAGTATATATTAAATGGTGAAAAAAACTTTTAAGATCGAGTACATTATATTAGCGACATTTGTATTGATATTATTTGTTTTAATGTTAAACAGTAAGAATATATGCGAATCTTTTTATAACAGTGATAAAAAATATAGTTTAGAATATTATTATATGGACGGTTGCGGTCACTGTGATGAATTCAGTAAAAGTGGTATTTGGGAAAAATTAGAGAGCTCTTATTCGGATAAGTGTAAATTTGAAAAATATAATATGAAAAATAAAATGGACAGAATTAAAAAGTTTGATATACAAGGGTTTCCAACAATATTACTTATAGATAAATCTGATAACAATGATAAAATGGTTAAATCATTTGATGGTGCTAGAACATATGTTGATTTAGAAAAATTTATTAATAATATATAAGATATTATTAAGGTATTGATATAACAATAAAATGGGTGGCGGATTAATGCAACTGGTTTTAACTGGACAAATGGATGAATATATAACAACTAATCCGTGTATTAATTATTACAAGTACGTTTATAAGAAGCACACTAACTTTTCATTAGATAGCTATGAGACTCCTCCAATAAATAATGCAAGTGGTGGATTTTATCAAAGTGTAAAGATGACATATAAGATTGAAAGACGTGCAGATTTATTAACAAATATGTATTTATCATTTAAAATACCAAATATATATTCAAGTAATGAATTAAGATTTAGATGGGTTGAAAATATAGGTTATAATTATATAGATCGTGTTGAATTATTGATAGATGGAAATACGATTGAGACATTATATAGCGATTGGATGAATATTTGGAATGAATTAACTAATAAAGATGGAATAGAATATAATAAGTTGATTGGTAATGTTATAGAATATACTGCTCCTTATAGTTTTCAGGCAAAATATACATTTGTTAATAATAAGTTATATAATGTTAATTATCCTGTTTCTACATTTGCAAGCAGTTCCCCGAGTATTAAAGAAAGAGAAATACAGATACCATTAAATTTTTGGTTTACGAGGAATCCATCATTAGCATTACCTTTATTAAAATTAGCAAATAATGAAGTAACATTAGACGTATATACTAATAAGCGCGCAATAGAAGGTTTATATAAAGTATGGACAGATAAATTGAATACATATGTATCAAGTAGTTTTTATAATAATTTACATAATTCTGACATATCAATAAGAACATTTATAAGAAATAAGAACCACGATGTTCAAAATAAATTACATTTGACATATGTATTTTTAGACAGTACAGAAAGAAGTAAGATGCTTCTTGAAACGAATAGTATGGATTATATTATAGATACTGTTAAATTGACTGAATTAAATATTGACACATCAGCACAATCAACAGTAACGTGTGATATTAATAATGCTAATAATCATGTAAAGGAAATTATATGGTTTATTAGAAGAAATGATATGTTAAATAAATATAATAATTATATTAATTACACTGCTTCACCTATATATGCCGAAAATATGAGTATTATGAATAAGGCGGTTATTAAATGGGCGAATGATACAAGCCGAGCAGATTATAATGCAGAATATTATAATAATATTCAACCATATTATTATCACACTAATATACCTAGAACAGGAATATATTGTTATTCGTTCGCATTATTTCCTGAGAAAATCAATGCTTCTGGTTCATATAATAATTCGCAAATTAAAACATCTGTTACTGTAACAACGAATGATTATAATAATGACACTATATTCAATGCCATACAAAATGCAACAAAAGCTATATTGGGAGAGACGTATGAATACAATGTGTTATATGAAGCTAAATTCTTTGTTAAAGAATTGAATATTCTTTCTATAATAAATGGTAGTGCGCAATTGAAATTTATTTAATTTTTTTATTCATTAAAAGTAGTAAGAATGGATTTAATTGTATTAGTAATTATATTATTAGCAGGTTTTATAATAAAATATCTAATTGATGTCATAGCATCTTTAAGTAAGGAGATAAAGGAAATTAAGAATAAATGTATAAAACCATCGGCTACTACTAATTTAAAAACACAAACTATAACACCAATAGAAAAAATGAATAAAGATATTGTTAACAGTATGTCAAATTATAAGAAGTTTTTTGACTAAAATACATATAAATAATATAGCCTTATATACATTAATAATAAAATATAAAATGCCCAGAAAATCAAAAAATCAAGACGAAAAAGCAATAGAATTAAAAAAGAAAAAAAACTTAATGAATACTATGGTAAAAGATGTAACACTAGTTGAAAATGAAGATATTATATTACAATTACCTATTACAGAGGATATAAATGACAAAGTAGATAATGATAATATACATGAACAACCAAAACCTTATGAACCCAATTGTTTTTATTTAAATGATTCAAATCATTATAATAATATACAGGACAATAATCTAGAAAACATTGATACAAATAGTGAATTTATGTTAGATTATGGCTATTCAAAAGATATACTTAACTGTAACAATAACTGTTATTGGTGTTGTCATCCGATAGAAAACAGAGCGTATGGGATGCCTTATAAATATAATGTTAAAACGGATTCTTATGTTTTGTTTGGTAGTTTTTGTTCTCTTGAATGTGCTAATGCCTATAATTTCTCTTCTCATTGTGGTAGTGATAAGGTTTGGGAAATTAATAGTTTGATACAAATGTTGAGTAAACATTATGGGTGCAATAGACCAATAAGACCATCTCCTTCGCGATTTTTACTAAAAATATTTAATGGACCATTAACAATCGACGAGTTTAGAAGTAGTCATTTAACTAATGATAAAACACATATATTAAATTTACCACCAATGATAACAACTACACATAACTACGAAATAGTTAATACATCTTATATCAAAAATATAACTGATAATATTAATAAGCAAGGGAAAGAACCATCTATATTAAAAAATATAATTGAAAATAAATTAAAGGCCGTAAAATAAAAAATGATATAAGGTGTATATCCTTTATATATTACGTATAATGTCAGATATTTACTTTTCTCCGTATAGAATTTCAACAATCACTTGTAACGCCAATATTGGTATAAATATTAATCTTAATTTAAATGTCTTATTTGATAATATTGATATTAAACAAGAATGTTTTGATAATAAAGAAGGTATCGTATGGATTCAATTTATGAAGGAAGGTGAAGATGTTTCGAGGGGGACATATCCAAAGAAACGCAGAAAAAGCAAGAAGGATAAGGTAAAGAAAAATAGATTCGACAATCAAGTTACTATTATTTATATGTTTAATGATAAATATATTCCAAATGTAAAAATCTTTAAAAATGGAAACATACAATTGACAGGTATTAAGAAGGTAGAGGATACCGAAATTATTGTAAATTACATTATTGAAAATATTAGAAATATTTATAAAAATGTAACAAATAAAATTTTATCAGATGACAATAATATTGATATGTTGAGTTATCAGAACTTTAAAATCAGGATGATTAATACAGATTTCAAGGTATATACTAATCCGGAGATGACAAATGGATTTCAATTAAAGCGCAAAGAAATTCATAAATTATTTATTGGCGAGGATTATAATAATAAATGCTCTTTTCAACCAGGTATTTATCAAGGTGTAAAACTAGAATATTTCTGGAATAAAATTAATGAGTGTAAGAATGGTATTTGTAATTGTCCGACGAATTGTTATGGCAAAGGTAGTGGTAGTAAAATAGGTGATTGTAAGAAAGTAACGGGTGCATTATTTGAAAGTGGTAGTATCTTAATTACAGGAGGGATAACTTTTGATCAGGTTAACGAAACATATAAGTACATTTGTGATTTTCTTAGAAAAAATAAGATTAATATTAAGAAACCTCAACCAAAGGTTTCATTGATGTGACAACTGAAATTATAATTATCATCAGTTTTATTATATTTTTTATATAAGTCAGTTTTTACTGTATTATTACCAGGTCTATTATACGATGGTATATGGTGGTTAGCATAAAACACAGCACTATACGAAACAGCATCAGGTTCAACATATGGTATTTCATAAGTATTACCCCATGGTTTCTTATCAAATAGCACTTCACCAGTATATAATCCTGCATTTTTAGGAGGTGGAGGTACAGGTACGTTTGGAGAATAGTCTAAATCGGTATATTCTAATTCTTTTTTCATTATGATATCTCTATTATTTATATATATATAATATAATGATAAATAATTTTAATTATTTATATAAGTTGTTAGTAAAATATTTTATTGTATAATAATTGAATTGGAATACGGTGATGCCTTTGTTGGATATAAGCCGTCGTGTGAAAAATATGACAGTCTTATAAATAAATTTATAAATGAATTGTTAAATGAATATAGAATAAAAAAAGAAATACAAGAAAGAGAAAAAATAGAAGAAAGATAAAAAATAGAAGCAACTAGAAGCAAAATAGTGACAAGTATGACAAATGATGAGAGTAAATTTAATGAGAAAATGAAAAGTAATTATACCCAATATGATGATAAAGAAGAAAATATTGAATTAGACGAAACTAGGAAGAAAACCGAACTAATATTTCTTATTAAAACAAATATTAGTTCGGTTTTAGATGACTCTATTTTAAAGTGTATTGACGATGTAAAATTAAACATTAGAAAAATATATCCACAAATGAATGGTGGGGGAAAACAATCCAAAAAACAATCCAAAAAAGAATTACTAGGTAAAATGAGATGTATCTATAAAAAAAAGGGCGATCGCAAAGAATACGTAAAGTATAAAGGTGTATTAATAACAGTAAAAGCTTATTGTGAAAAAATGAAATCTAAAAAATCTACAAAGAAAAAATGAGTACATAATTTTATTTTTCTATATTTTTTTATAACTTTTATTATTTTTACATTTTTTTTTAATTATGTACTCATTTTTTTTCTAATTATATAAAGAAGAATATTATATTAACAATATATAAATGGGTATAAAAGATAAAAAACGAAAGACACATGACGACCACGTTTTTGTAAAGGATGGTATGGAAACTAATGAAATTAGAACGATGGTGCAAGATATTATGCTTTACATAGAAGAAAATAGAAATAAAATGGAATTTAAAGATATAATTGCCAGTTTAAAAGATAATATTGTAAGAGTTGAATTGTTTGAACAAAGATATCCTATGTTATACCAAATGGTAACAAAAGAAGAAGGTTTTGAATATAAGAGTTTTGAATATTTTTTAAAAATGCGCGAAGGAATTATACAAAATCAAATGACGAGTGATGAAGCATCAAAAATCGTAGGACAGCAATGGTATGACAAATATTGTAAAAATAAAGTAGATAAATAAAAATTGATATAAGACTTATAGCTTATATTAATAACAATTATGAATTCAACTCAACACGTAATCAGTTTCCCAAAAAACGTCAATGAAATTATTTCAGAAACTTATAATATTTATAATAGTATTAACGACGACAATAAGACATATGCGAATTGTTTGATTATGGTATTGAAAAAATATCATTTGTGGCCCAATATCAAAGTGAAGAAGTTCAAGAATAGTTCTGATATTGTATTGCTACACAATAATTACAAAATGAGTGAAATCTATGAATATAAAGAACTTTATGAACAATGTAGAAGTATCGTTTTAGATTTCACGCTATCTTTTAATGATAACGTCGTTGTTACATATGCAAATTCAATTCCAACTCGTGTTGAAGCAAATACATATATGACAAATATTTATAGCGATCACGACAAGTGTTATGAAGCATATGACGGTACAATGATTACCGTATATTGTCATAATGGAGAATGGTACTTTGGAACATCAAGTTGTCCTGATGCAAATAGTTCTAAGTTCTCTCATCCAAATAAAACACATGGTAATATGTTTGATGAGATTTTATATAAATATTATGGAAAGCATCTAACGATAGAAGATATGGAACTTCAACCAAATGAGATTTCAATAATTCTCAGAAATAAGTTTGTAGCTTCATTGAATTCAGAAATGGCTTATGAGTTTATTATTATTCACCATGAAAATGTTCATATTATTAATTATACTAATTTATTGGGTGAAAATTACAAAGAATTAATTCACGTTAATACAAAGAATAGAGAAACATTGATTGAAGAGGATATTCATACAAAAAAAGTGGAAGATTTAGTGAATATTGGTATTAACTATCCAAGGGAATTTGGGAATATTACAGAAGCGATTAGCTATATTAATGATAATCAATACAGTTATGGACTAATAATCAAAAAGAAAATTGAAAATGTAGTAAAACTTTATAAAGTTTCTACTGATGTTATTAATTATAGAGAAGAAACTGATCCATGTCATCCAAATACTTGGATGAATATTCTTAGTGTATATATGAAAAATAAACAAGATTATACTGTTAAGGATTATATCACAACCTATGTTCCGAATATTGTTCTACCAATTGACAATAATGGAAGACAGATTGATGCCACATATATTATCCATACACTAATTTCAACTATTAAAGATAGTTTATATAATTATTATGTATCAACAACAACCTATTATCCGAGATATGGTAGATATAAAATGAATAAAGAATTGGATAAACAATTTCCACCAATTATTCAATACCATTTGGCTCAACTTAGGAATCTTCAAATCTCAACTTATAAAGATAAAATGATTACATCATCGAACGTATATTATTATTTGTGTCAATGTAATGATGTTAAAAATATTAAAACTTTGATTCAATTCTTTGCTTCAACACCAATTAATGAAATGCACCCTAGAACATCAATGTGTTTTGCCATTATGAATAGTTTAATATCATAAATAATCTTATCTTATTATATTAGAATGAGCTATTTTTCAACACAAGGCTGGGTTTATATAGTAATAAGTGTAATAGCTACTATTGTAGCTTTAATACTTAATATTTATTTGGAAGGTGTAGGTTTATATATGTTTGCATACTTGTTATATTTATTATTGATATTAATAACAGCATATAATATAACATGTTTAACAACAGGTGAATGCCATTTATGGAGTTGGATTGTTACGTTATTATCAACATTACCAATGATATTAATAATAATATTAGTGATATATGGTATAGTAACGAAATCTTAATAATTATTAATTAAATTCTTTTTTTATAATAGATTATAACATGTATTCTACAAATTATATTAAGGATTTTTATGATAATATAAAAGCCAATCAACAAGAATTAATAAATAATCATAATAGCTCATGTCAAAAAGGTGGATATTCAATTTTAAATAATCAATTAGAAAAAATAGAGACGCAAACGGATATGAATAATATAAGATTAAGTGTGCAAAGAGATTTAAGTAATAAAATATCGAATATAATGAAAAATGTTCAGGATGGTGGTGGGAAAACTATTGGAGATAACATTAAATTATTAAATATATTGATAAAGAATCAATGTGCATTAGAAAAGAAACTATTGCGAAATATTACTAAACAACAAAAATGTATTAAACAAGATAAAATAGAATATTTGAGTAAATATCAAAGCGATTTTAAGGTAGATTTAAAAACAGCTAATGAATATAATAAGAGTATCAAAAAATTACAAAACCATATTAATAAAATTATAATAAAAAGAGAAACCAAAATAAAGACCAATGATGAATATAAGTTACAAGAAAAAAGAACAAACGTAAGAGTACATACTCTTAATAATCTAAAATCTATGATTAATAAAATTAAAAAATAATTTGTTTTTTTATTTAAAAATTGATATATATAAGATATAGATTTTATTAATATATAAGTAAGGATAGAATGTTTGAAAATTATACCTTTGATATTAAAGACCCTACTAATAAACATAGTTTTGAAATAAATAATATAGATTTGGCTATCGTGAATGGTTTAAGGCGCACGATTCTTACAGATATTCCAATTCCGGGAGTGATTGGAGAAAAATTAGATAAAGATGAGCCATCCGTTGATATTATTACAAATACAGGTGCTTTACATAATGAATTTATTATACATCGTATTGGCCTTATTCCAATATGTTTAACAGAAGAAGAGATTGAAATATACGAGGATAATAGTTTGAAGATTGAGTTGAATATAAATAATGATGGCAATAAAACACTTAATGTTAAATCAAGTGATATTAAAGCCACTATGAATGATGAAGAGTTGTCTGAAAAAAAATTAAAAGAGCTTTTTCCACCCAATAAAGTATCTAATGATACTATTCTAATTACAAGATTAAGACCAGGAGAACATTTACATTTTAAAGCAAATGTTTTAAAAAGAACAGCTCGCGATAATGCATCTTTTAACCCTGTATCATTATCTAATTTTACATTTATTGAAGAGCCATCGGAAGCATCAAAGTACGATAATATTTTAGATAAAGAAAGATGTTATTATAAAAATAAATATGGAGACCCTAATAAATTTAGATTTGATATAGAATATATTAATATTAATGTAGGACCAAAATATTTGATACCTAAATCATTTGATATAATGATTGATAAACTAAATAATATTAGACAAGAATTAGTAAATTTAGATTCTTCAACAAAAATTAAATTGCAACAATTTCAAGATATAGAAGGATGTTATGAATTTATTATTGAAAATGAAGATGATACAATTGGAAACGTTATTCAATCATTTCTACATAATAAATATATTCGTGAAAAAAATAAATTTAATGATACAACTTGTGTATATGCAGGTTATATTTGTCCACATCCATTAAAACAATTAATGATTGTGAGAATTACACTCGAAGATGTTAAAGAAGAGAAGACTGTAATATCATTCTTCGAGGCTAATTGTAAAGACATCATAGATACTTTGTCAAATATTAAAATAAATTGGAATAAATTCTCAATTGAAAATAACATTTCGTAAAATATACATATTTTATATATCTTTATATTAAAAGAGAAAGCAATATCTTGAATGTCTATTGAAATAGAAAATAATATTTATACTATTGAAGATGAAGAAATCGATGACATTGAATATCTAGAAATATTAAGTTTAGACGAAATTATTAAAGATAACCCTTTTTTTATTGCATTGTCTCGTAATGATATTTATGAGAATTTACATGAAATGTTTCAGAATAAAAAAAGATCCGAATCAGTGACACAATTATTTTATGATATTTTAGACCATAAAAAAACTGAAAATGGTAATTTATCTAATTATGACAACTATATATTTGACATAGAAGCAGCAAAAGCAGATAACGAATTATTATGGGATGAATTAATTGAAGATGCAGCGAATTTTAATAAATTAACAAAATTAAATACAATTAAGCACAATGAAGCAAAGAATAGATATTTTTTTTCAATTAAATACGATAGTAATTCTAAAAATTTAAAATTTAAACCGTCTTCGCGCATAAACGCTATGATTGAGCCTTATGATAAAGATTACCCAGTATATTATCCTATTTATCCTATTGACGATGTAAATTTACCAATATTATCTGCATATTACAAAATACCTGTATGTACTGTTAATGATTATATATATACAAAAATAGCTGCACATCTTAAAAATACAACAAATATTAGAAAAGTAGACTCTGCAAAACACAAAAATATTACTAATTTAGTTAAAGATGTAACACCTAAAATATATGATATAATTGAATATCTTAAAGATTGCTTTGCTCTTGATTATAGTAATATTGATAATATTTTTAAAAGATTCGGACATTCATTGGATTTTATAAATGATAAAGATTTTGAAATTTTATGTGAACATATGAAAGATCTAACGAAATATGAAAAAGAACGCAAGAATTTTAATAGAGCATACAGAATTAAAAAGAGTGATCTTATTAATAAAAAATTAACATTTTTTGAAAAATTATCTTCATCTATAAAATTAGTTAAACTTGATGAAAAGACAATAAACTTTTTAGCTAATCTTAAAGACTCTCTTGAAGACTATCGTGTGAATAATATTATATCAGATGAATTAGTTGATATAAAGACAATTAATATACATAATATTATCAATTCAATTCATCTTAATGATGCTAACCCAGACGAAATACTTAAAAATATAAGAGCTTCCCTTAAAAATATTAATATTAATGAATGTATTGATGCTATAACTAATATTATAAATACTCACGAAAACTTAGAGAACATAATAGACGAACATGAATATATGAAAATATTATTTGAATATTCAAAAGATCATTTATTTGATTATGATACAGATGGAAAAAAATATTTATTATCTTATCGTGAAGCAAAAGAAATAAAAGAAGGTGCAGATAGAGATAACTATGAAGGTGGTATAGATGATGAGTTTATAAATGAAAAAATAGATATAGAAGATTTAGATAATATAGCAAATGATTTAGATGAAAATATTTATGTAAATAAGGCTCTTAATAATTTTGATAAGTATTTGAAAAATATTAATTATAAAAATGAAGATGGTTTTATAGAATATCTGCGTATAATATTAATATTAATAAGTAATATAAGTACAATATCGTGTCTGGAATTGGATTATGAATTATTATGCAATGAACTTTTTAAATATTACAAAAGTGTTCCAACAAAATATTATAGATATAAAAAGGCTTTTGATGATGCAGGATTGGATGTTGAACATAAGGCAATAATGGATTTTTCTAAACTAAAATCAGTTATGATAATTGAAGGAATTATCAAAGACCAGGATCCCAAAATTACTAAAATTATATATGAGATTAATGAAGAATATTTAAAAACTTTCAATAGTATGTTTGCACTTGCTATATCATATTGGATTGTTGATTTACAAGAAAAAATATTAAATAATACAATTATGATTAATGATAATTATCTAAATAATGCTTTCATAGATAAATGGTATCTATATGGGGCGCCTTTAAATAATGCCAAAAACGGTATTCTTCCATATATTTTAGAATGTGTATTAGAATGTTTCAAAGATGATAATGAATATGGTATAGACACAAATAATATATCAGATGAAATTAAAAAGATAATTATAGACAAATATAATGATGTTATAATTGAACTTAAAAAGAAATATGATTTGAATACAGAAAAAAAGAAGATAGAGCGTGGTTTAAAAGAACAAGCAAATCTATTAAAAAGTTATAAAGAAGGTAATAAAGAAAAATTAGAAAATGATTTTATAAATGCTCTTATATATATGCCAGGTGTAAATTATAAAAAAATACATAAATATCTCGTAGGATGTTGTTTAAAAAGAATAGATGATACATTTGAAACTGATGGTGATTTAGTTAAAGCCGGAAGAAAAGATTTAATAGCAATTAAGAAATTTTATTCAAATAATCGCGCAACAAATATGGCAAGAGATTTGAGGTATGTTCCTAATTTGGATGGTATAAAAGATGAAATAATGAAAGATGATAATATAAATATTATTGAAATTGATGATTACATTTATAATATTAATAATGATGAAGATATTGTTATTGATTGGCTAGAAACAATGTATGATAGAAATCCATTATTACCAAATAAAATTATAGATGAATTAAAAGATAATTCTAAAAATATTAATAAATTAATTGAAAACAATATAAATATTCTTACTAAAACTGCCAGAATGAATAATAAAGATATTTTAAATAACCTTATTACCAAAAAAATTAATATGAAACAGATTTTATTAAAAATATGTACTATTTTATTTTCATATAAAAATGCATACGAAGATGATAATATTAATTTATTAGTAAATAACTCTATAAAATATATTAAGGATATACTGACAGATATTTATAAACTTAATAAAGTTGTAAATGATGACGTGATAGTGGATATTAATAGAATTAATTCATATATATTAAGTAGAGTAATATGTTTACCATTTAGTCCAGAAAGTGTAGAAAATGGTATTTTGCGTTCAGAAGTAGAATTACCAAATGGATTTGTTGAATTAAATGCAAGGAATAATTTAAAATATTTAATTGATATTTTAAAAATATCGTATTTTCCAACAATGGAAGAAAATATAGAATTTATAAATAAAAAAAGAGAAGAAAATAAACAGAAAAAACTTAGCATATTAAATGATAAAACAGTTGATGATAATCAACTTATTAGTAATCTTAAAAAAGCAGGTATAAAAAATGATTTGATGGATGGTGACGAAAATAAGGAAATTGGTGGTAATATTAATGATATGTACGATAATGAAGAGAAAAATGAAAATAAATTATCCGCAATTGATGAAGATACAGACGATGAAAGTATGATGTATGAAGATATGGGGTTTTTATATAGTTAATTTATACTTCTAAATTAGATTCTAAATCTATACTAGATTTTAAGGATATATCATTCATTTTTTTGTCATTAATATTCATTGGAGAAATATCATTTATAGATATATTTCTTTTTGCAACATTATTACCATTAGTACCAATTAATTGTATTGGTAAATATCTATTTGCTTCGCCAAATAATTTAGCTACATTAGTTTTATTTTTTTGGGGAATATCTTCAAAAGCACAATCTTTTATTAAATTTTCATATTTTAAGTTTATTATTTTTATTTTTTCTTTAATATTAGTATCACTTGCATCTATTGATTCTATTTCTTGTGATAATAACATAAATTGTTGTGATAATTTTTTAAATATTTCAAATTTTTCACTTGCTTTAATATTATTGGATAGAGAAATAATTAATACACTAATAGCATTTACAACTATATTGGGAATTTTAACAGTATTTGCATCAGTGCTAATACTATTAATAATACACAATGATGAATTTGTAAATACAAGTGGTATATTAAATGCCATTTTAATATAGCTCCAATATGTAGAAGTACGAGTACACAACAAAGTCATTGACTCGCATTTATCTAATAATTTTTCAATATTAATCATTTACTATATATTATACATTATATTATTTTTTTATTAATTTAAATTATTATATTAGAAGATATGGATATTGAAGTAAAGCCTAACGAATGGATATTACCTAATCGTGTAGGTTTTAATAAATATATATATGATTCATTTCATCCATCTAAATATGATAATAAAGTTAAAGATAAATCATGTGAATGTAAAGGAGAAAGTTGTGATATAAATATTAAAACGTTATCTTTGTTTCCTCAACAAAGAATTATAAAAGATTATATGCAATTTGATAGTCCTTATAGGGGTATAGTACTTTATCACGAATTAGGTTCTGGTAAATCAGCAGCATCTATTGCTGCGGCAGAAGGTTATATTAATAGAATAAAAATAGTTATAATGACACCAGCATCTTTATCTCAAAATTATGAGAATGAACTAATGAAAATATCTAATATTGGATTAAACTTGAAAAAATCTTGGACAATGATAAAAGTTAAAAAAACAAATAAAGAAATGATGAAAATGCTTGGAAAATATGCTATTACCGATAAATTTGTTAAAAAAGACGGTCTTGTTTGGGTGCCTTTATATAATAACGATATTGAAGGTGCTGAAATTGTAATAGAACAAATTAAATACTCAAAAATACCAAGTAAATATAAAGAATTGGTTGCTATTACAATAGGGCATATTATTAGAAATCGTTATACTTTTATTAACTATAATGGGTTAAATGCTAAAATGATAAAAGATTTAGGAAAATCACCATTTGATGATACTTTTGTAATAATTGATGAAATTCATAATTTTATAAGCAGAGTAGTAAATGGATCGAAACTAGCTCGCGCTATATATAATCATATGATGACAGCAAAAAATATAAAAATGGTATTATTATCTGGTACACCAATAATTAATCAACCATATGAAATAGCTACATTAATTAATTTAATAAGAGGTCCTATGAATGTTTATGATTTACCATTATTAAAAGCATCTAATATCCCTGATAAAGAACTAATTATTAAAACTTTAACAGATAATAATTTATATAAATATGTTGACGAACTTTATTTTGATAAAACAAATGTAAATATTGTATTATTAACAAAAGATTTTGTGCGAAATTCAAAAGAATTATCAAATATTAAAAAAGAGATATGGGGTAAAAATGAAAAGGTTATCATTGATGATATTATAAAAGCGTTAAATAAAACTGATCTTAAATTATCTATTAAGAGTAAATTGCAAAATTATTATGCACTACCAAATATTAAAGAAGACTTTGATAAGTTATTTATTGATGACTCTGATACTGATAATATAAAGGTTAAAAATGAAGATTTGTTTAAACGTCGCGTATTAGGTATTTTAAGTTATTATAAAACTACAGGATCTGAATTTTTCCCAACAATGTTACCTACTAATTTTAAATATCTTAATATGACCGGTCATCAATTAAGTAAATATGTTGATGTAAGACGTAAAGAAATGGAAATGGACGACCGTAAAAAACGCTTTGGTAACAAAGGTAATGCTGATGCTAATTCTGTATATAGAGCATTTAGTAGAATGGTTTGTAATTTTGTATTTCCAGACAATATTAAACGTGTTTTCCCCCAAGATATACGTATGGTAATGAAGAAAGAATTAGTTAAAAACGAAGATGATGAAGATGAAGAAGTTGATAAAAAAGAAATTAATAAGATTGTTGCATCACAATACGAAAAACAACTTGAAGATGCTATGGAAAAATTGGGTAAAAGTGATGCAATTGAAATAGATAATTTAATGAAGTTTTATAGTCCTAAATTTGCTGAAATGTTAAAAGATATGAATCAATCACCAGGGACTGTATTAGTATATTCGCAATTTCGTATGGTTGAAGGATTAGGTGTTCTTAAAGAAGTTATGAATAGAAATGGATATGTGGAAATTAATGTTGTTAAAAATGAAGAATTTGGATATATATTAGGAGATACTGATGTATTTGATAAAAAATATGATGGAAAAAGATATGTTGTTTTTAATGCTGATAGAACTAAAACAAATATATTAATGAATTTATTTAATGGGGAGTTTTCTTTATTACCTGATAATATTCGTATGCAATTTGATAATATTGATAGTATAGATCAACAATATGGAAAATTAGTAAAAACAATGATGATAACTCAATCCGGAGCAGAAGGTATATCTCTTAAAAATGTCAGACGAGTTTTGATAACAGAATATTTCTGGAACTCTGTTAGAATAAATCAAGTTATAGGTCGTGCAGTAAGAACATGTAGTCATGTTAATTTGCCTAAACAAGATCAAAACGTTGAAGTATTTATGTATATTATGAAATTAACAAAAGAACAATTAGCAAATAATCCTACATTAAGAAAGAAAGATAATGAATTAACAACCGATGAACATATATTGCATCTAGCACAAAAAAAGGAAAATTTAGTAAATGTATTTTTAAATATGTTGAAATCCAGTTCAATTGATTGTGTTATTCATGCAAAAAAGAATAAACCTCTTATGAATGGTTATAAGTGTTATAATTGGCCTATTAATATAAATCCTACTAAATTATCATATACAGATAATATTATATCTGATAATAAAATACAGCAACATCAAAAATATCAAAAAACACGAAAAAATAAAGGAACTGTTGTAAGTAAAGATGGTATCAAATATGTTATGTTAAATGATAAATTATATGATTATAATAGTTATATCAATGCAGGATTATTATATCCTATTACTATATAAATAAAAAATATATTACTTTAAATAACATCTATATGGAGAATACTATGAAATGTATTTGTAGAAATAAAAGGACTTTTAAAAATTGTAAGAAATATTCTAAGAAAAAATCAGTATTTTGTAAAATTCATGCTGATAATAACATCACAATCTATAAAATATATAATAAGATATTTGGTACAAAAACACATATAATAATGAATGATATATATAATCTTTACAAATATATTACAGATAATATTAATAATATCGATTATGAAGAAGATAAACCAGGTTTTCTCTTTATTGAAATGTTAAAGATTATTCCTTATAAAATATTATTATTAATATGTAAAAAATATTTACATAATAAAAAGTATAAAAAAAAAGATTTATACGAGTTTTTACATGAATTAAATGAAAAAACATATAAAATAACAAATAAACATAAGATTAATATACTACAAAATAGATATAAATTTTATTTATTATCGAAGGATATAGATAATGATGCTATTATAAATACAGAGGATTTATTCTCATGCGAAGATATTAATAGTATTCCTAATAATAGATTATTTATTATCAAAGATATTAATGGGTGTTATGCGTTTGATGTAATAGAATTTGATTTTTTTATTAAAACATGTAAAGACGAAAATAAAGAACCATATAATCCTTATACCAGAACGAAGATATCAGATAATATGATATGGAAATTGGAGAAGTTTATAGAATATAATAATATTATACCAAGAGAACTTGGATATAGCTGGGATAATAATATGCATGCGTTTACAGATTTATCTATCGAATTGGAAAGAAGAGGATTTTATAATAGCCCAGAATGGTTTAATAAAATGTCTATCGATGATATATTAAAAACAGTTAAATATTTTAAAGATTTTTCTTTGGAAATTGATGAAAGTAATAAATATTTTAATAATATATCAAATGATAATACAATATTTGATTTTTGTAAAGATGCTATTAAAATGCTAAAAGAATGCAATGATGATTTATATATATTATGTTGTAATTTTGTAAAATCTCTTGCAATGTGTTCTAATGATTTCTATGATAATATCCCTTCGTGGTTGTCGGGACTAAATACAACATCTTTATTATCAAATGTATTTTCAATATTTGATAATAGTTATACTGCTGAATTACCAAATAATTTTTTACTATATTATTATGTAGAATATATGTAATAAATGAATACATATAATAACAATATTAATTATACACCTGATTTTGTTTATACTCCACCAAAAATAGAACAACCAAAAAAAGAATTTGATAGCATCATAGATAACTATATATGTAAATTTAAAACAGCATTTTATGGTGGATTGTTTTTTGCTATATTATCATTACCTATCGCATATAAAATACTTGAAATGATAGCTAAATTAATATCAAATAATATTGAGTTATTTGATGAAAATTATAACGAACCAATGCCATTGGGTAGATTTATTATGGCTATTATAATAAGTGTTATATTATTTATACTATAAAAAAATAAGTAATATATATATATATATATAATGAATTATTAATTAAAATATTTATTTTTTCACAGCCTTCTTAACTGGTAACTTTTTAACTGGTTTAGGTGGCTCAGGTTCTTCTTCATCTTCCTCATCTGCTTCTTCTTCTGCTGCTGCTTCTTCTTCTTCTTCTTCTTCTTCTTCTACTTCTTCTACTTCTACTTTATCTGACACTTTTTTTACTTCTTCCTTTGATTTAATAGCATCAGTATCTACTTCAATATCATCTTCTTCTTCTTCCTCAACTACTTCATCATCACTATCTGGAACAAATACTGGCTTTGCCGAATTAGATAGTTGAAACTTTCCTGATACAATCTTCCAACTACACCCAAACATACCAGCAGCAAACCAAATTCCATTTAGCTGAATAATAAATTGAGCTCTACCGCCTTTAAGATTACTTACATATTCGGTAAAATCAACATCTTTATTGTCCATATCATAAGCATCAAATTCAAACTTGCTTTCAAGAGGATTATAAGGAATCTTAGCTTTGAATGTTGGTGGATATTTGTTAGCAATTTCCCCTGTTTCCCTATCCTTATCGTGTTTAATAATAGGAGTAAACATATTAGATACAGTATCTTTATTTCCACCATAATTATTCTTAAACCAAGCAAGGCGATTAACAAATGCATCTTCAATAATTTTTTCTTCAAGTTCTTTCATTTTATCATGAAAGATTTTGATTTTAGGATTTTCATCAATACCCTTGAATGATACTGTAATATCATATTTAGGAGGTTCATCTTTGCGCTTGGGATCATCTTTAATGAACTTTTGATTATCATTAACACCATAAGGAATATTCATAACAGGAGTTTGGATATTAATCTTGGATGATGAATAATTAAGATAAACAGATTTAGCTCCAGATTTCATTACTTTGAGCTCGGAATATTTGATTTTGTTGATGTCGAGGTTCTTGGGTAGGAATACGTTCATTATTGTATATGTATCTTGTATATTCTTTATATATATTATAGAGTATCAATTTTTATTTTCGCTGGTATAAAAAAATAAAAATTAAATAAAATAGAAATATGGGTAAAAATACAAAAATACTGACTAAGGAATATTTTAAATTATTGGATGTTCAATATCCTATCTATAAATCACGTAATGGTCTTAAATTAATAAAAATAAATAATATATATTATAATATATATGATACAAATACAATAACGAAAATAAGAAATCAGATTGTTTTAGATAATAGTTACGAAAAAGATTATATATTTATATAGTAACTTCATTTTTAAACATTTTAACAATATTAGTTTCATAACAAACATATCAATACATATTTTAAATATAAAAGTTTTTGTGTATATTCACCATTTTTTGGATATAATATTCTTCATATTCTTCAAACTCTTGGACACATTCACGATGTTTTGCTATTATTTCGTAGTCTACGTAAATGTCTATAATATCCAAAAGTTTATTGTAATTTCTTGCCATTATAATATCTTCTTTTTCTGTCATATAAATAGCACACGGTTTTAGAAATTCCAAATAATCTGATAACACGGTGCTGGAAAATTCTTCTTTCGCAATATCAGATAATTTATAATACTTTTCTAAAATACATGATAAATCTATATCATTAATTATGTATTTTTCATCATCTTTATGGGTTTGAAATACTATATATTTTATATTTATTATTTTTTCACGTATAGTATTATATATCGTGTTACATAGTTCCCTACCATTATCTTTTTCAATAGGGGTCGTTATATAGCTTTTTTCTCTTAACGGTTTGTAAGTACATAGGAGCATCTTGGCTTCGCAAACATGAATGTCTTTAAAGTATTTTTCGTTTTCGAAGATAATTTCGAATACAAGGTCGGAGTTCATGTTGTTAATTATAAATGTAATTAAAATCAATTTTTAGATTAAATAATACAAATGTATCCCATATAAATAAATGAGTACATAATTTATAAAATCTCTCAAAAATCAAAAGGTTTATAAAATCTCTAAGAAAATCAAATTATGTACTCATTTAATAATAATAATATATGAGTATAACAAATGATTAGTCATATTATAACAGCAGCGTCATTTGGTATTATACCAGTATTATATAAAAGTTTGTTATTGATTGATATAGATTCGATAACAATTTTAATATTAACTAAATTAATAATTGCATTTTTTTGCTTTTCATTGTTACTATATGGAGAAAATTATAAAACTGTTAAAAATGATATAATAAAAATAACAAAAACTAATGAGAAATGTCTACATGCAACAATTTTATTTTTTACAGCAGCATTTGTATATTTTTACGGACAATATAATTATATATTATTATTTAAAGATACCGAAACAAATATTAGTACAATTATTATAGCGTGTTATCCTGTTATTACAGTACTATTATCATATTATTATTTTAACGAAACTATTAATATATATCAATTTATAGGTATATTATTAATATTTACAGGATTAGCTTTAATTGCAAATAAGGTAAAATAATATGTTATTAATAAGTAAAATGACAACTATTGAAAATAATATACTTTTAGCTAAAAACTCAATATACGAATCAGTAAATCGTACATTATTTACCGCATCAGGTGTATCATTTGCATTATTGGCCAGTACACAAACTAATCTTTACAATGATGAAAACTGTAAAAATGTTATAAGACTAACCGGATTATCCATGTTAGCACTTACAATAGTATATGGATTTTACAATGTATCTGACTATAAAAACTTTATAGATAACTATAAAACAAAGGACGATAATTCGGTGATTAATATACACACAGAGAACATCTTACTAATAATATATTGTTATTTAATACTATTATGTATTGTATTAGTTGCTAACATATCAATGATGATGTAATTTTTAAACGATTGCCTTTAATGAAAACCACTTCATATTCATTCCATAACACATTTCTATATCTTTCATACATTATATCTGTATGTAATTTATCACCATAATCTTTTTTAGATTTATTTTTAAAAGTGAAATCAATCCCTTGATAGCATTTTAATAAACACCCGATATTCCAACCTTTATCCGTAATATCTTTTGACATTAATATTTCATTATTTTGCGCATCACGTGCTCCTTGTGGATATTTAGTTATTGAAAATTTATCTTTTTTAATTAAATATATGAGAGCTTCTTTATCTAAACTGAATATATATGTTTGCACATGTGAATGACATGCATTATTTATTGTACTTCCAAATAATTTAATATTATCACGTAATCCATTTATATAATAATCAGTCCATCTAGTATTATCTTGTATAAAAGGACCCATAATTGTAGAATTAGCAAAAATGAATTTATCATATTTTTTATATAGTTGGTCCTTCAATAATCCTTCACTCCATCCACCAAAATCTTGTCCAACATTTTTTCTCACCATAGTCATTACATATTTTGGTAAATTAAATTTATATTTAATGTCATTAGCTATAATTAGAAAATCAATATTTTCATCTTCAAAAATGCAATGTTTTAAAAAATGTTCAACACTGTCATTAAATTTATGAAACACGTATAATACCAAAACTTTAACCATTTTTTAATAATTACAAATATATATTTATTATTTATATATATAATGAATCCTAACAAGAGCATTTATAATTATAAACAAAGCGAATAACAATATTAACAATAAGAGTTTTGTAATGTTAATTATAAGAGAATCTAATAAATCTACTATTATATTTTGTAAAATATCTCCTTCGTGATATACAATATCATTCAATATGAAGTTACGCAACATGATAATATTTCACAATTATTAAATTTAATCATTTTTTATTTAAAAAATAACATATTAATTACTTTAATGAATATGAAAGATATTATACGCAAAATTATTTATAAAGATTTTAAATCATCTGTGGGGTGGGATGATATGACTAAAACTCTTAGATATTATTTAGAAAATGAAAATATAGACTTATTTAGAGTAAATGAAATTAAACCCCATATATTCATTTGGCCAGAAGATAGTCAGCAAAATAAATTACAATTAAATTTGATGAAGAAAAATAAAGAGTGTATATTTTATAGAACAGCAATATCTAATAATGATTATGGTCCAACTGGTGTTAAATTATATAATAATGTACAACTTGATAGAGTCGCGCAAGTATGGTCAATATATATATTAGTTAATAAATTAAAGTTAGATTTAGTAAATGCTAATGAAATTATATTTGAATTTGGAGGAGGAACAGGACAAATGGCAGATGTATTAAAAGATTTAAATTTTCAAGGAAAACATATTATATACGATTTGCCTTTAATGGTAATTTTACAAAAATATTTTATAGATAAAAGAAATATTAAAACAAAATATATATTGGATGATGAAAATAATAAAATAATAAAAGGAACTAATTTTTTACCATGTAATCAAAATGAAAGTGAAAAATATATAGTAAAATTACCAAATATCAATTTTATTGCAACTTATTCATTAACAGAAACCGATTTAGAAACACATGAAATTTTCTCTAACTATTTATTAAATTTTAACAGAATATTAATAATTTATTGGCCGCAACCTGTTAAAGATTTTGATAATATAGATAATGAAGCTTATATTAATAATATAATAAATAATATTAAAAATACTCATTATTGTTATATTGATGATAATTTTGGTAATGGTAAAATATTTTGCGCCATGAAAAAATAATTTAATATTATTCTAATTCATAATAAGGATTTTCATTCAATAGAGATTGCATTTCTTGCTCTTTTCTGCAATCATCTTTATATTTATTTATACAATATATGAAGTAATTATATATTCTAAAAAATAGATTGCAAAATAAGATACACATATTATTAATATATATAATAATATTTTTATACCCCCTATGGGACTCGAACCCACAATCTTTCGATTAGAAGTCGAACGCGTTATCCAATTACGCCAAGAGGGTATGAAAATATAAAAAAATGATTTACCTTCATAATAATAAAATATATTATATTTAAGGATTTAAACGCATTAATTTTAAAGATATGACGGATACACAATATATATTACCCGATAAAACCAGACAAGTAGCTGGTGTTGACGAGGTCGCAAGAGGTACTTTTATTGGTCCTGTAATATCAGCATGTGTTGTATTACCATCGGAATTTCCAGATGATAATTATAAACAAATTAAAGATTCAAAAAAACTATCCGAAAAAAAACGTGATTTTCTTGCGAACTATATTAAAGAAAATTGTATAACATATGGAATTGGTGAAGCGTCTATAAAAGAAATAGATGATATCAATATATTAAATGCAACCATGAAGGCTATGCACCGAGCAATTGATACAGCATATAAAAAGAGCAATATTGAATATTTATATATTGATGGACCTAATTTTAAACCATATATTCCACCAGGATATGATAACGATATGATAGAATTTGAATGTGTACCTAAGGGTGATTCAAAATATTTAACAATAGCCGCTGCTTCGATATTGGCAAAGGATTATCATACTAAATATATTAAAGAACTTGTAATAAATAATGAAATATTAAAATTATATGATATACAAAAAAATAAGGGTTATGGAACTAAATCACATCTTGATGCTATTCATAAACACGGAATAACCAATTTTCATAGAAAAACATTTGGAATATGTAAGAATTATGCATTTTAATTACAATCTAATTTACTCCAAGATATACCACATGTTTTAGCTAATTCACATTTTAATTTATCTTCTCCTTCGGTATCTTCTAATTCATCTAATAATCCCGGATATATTTCGTTACATATCAAAGGATTTTCTTCATAAGTTGATTGTTCATCAACGAATAAAGAACCACCGAATGGCGTGTGTGTTGTTGTATTACTCGACTGGACAGGTCGTTTCCAATCACTTTTATAAGCACCAGTTAATCTTGCGTATTTTAACAATTCATTACTCGCATCATACCCTTCAATATATTGTTGTGATTTAATATTTTTTCCAGCTTCATCTCTTCCCAAGACTTTTATAGGTGCGTTTTTATATATAAGTTTTCCTTTATTTTCCAATTCTATTCTATCTTCGCGTTCTTGTTTAACATCGACTTCCGATGTGGAAGCGGTTCCGGAACCTCCAATATCTTTTGATATTTGTTTAGTTTTTCGCGTACCACCATCATTATATGTACTTGCGAAAAATGTTTTATCTTTGTTATTCAATCCTGATTTCATAGTTCTATATTCCTGTAAGGTGTCACCAAATACATTTGGGTCAGGAACACATTTAAACTTTATGTTCTTAGACTCGCTAGTTACAATTGACTCCTTGTTTTTATTTTTTATATGATATTGATCATTATAATTTATTGTTGTGTCACAACCAGAGCCCGATGTAGATGAAGAGCAACCAGAAGCAGCATCATATTTCGTATTATTATTTATAATAGCATCTTGACGGTCTTGTTCGACATTCTTTAATTTCCAATAATCAGGACAAGATATAGATGTATCAAATCCTTTTCCTATTTTACGCGGCGTTAAAGCAAATATAGAAAATAATAAATATACTATTATAAATATAGCACCAATAACAAAAGTTAATACAGCTGGTAAGAATTTTTCATATACATATGTTCTCCCCCAGTCAGTTAAAAACACAATACCAAGTAATGCAATTGCAGAAAGACCATATACTAAACATATCATCCATGTTCCTTTATACATATTACTTTTTTCCTCTTTGAATAACTTTAATTCCTTTGAGTCTGGCACAAAACGATTAGTTGTTCCGGGTTCATATCCAATATTGTCAACGTCATAACCCCATGCTGTGTCAGCGTAACTACTCATATATTATATCTATACTTCTATAATATTATTTAATTAATACTTGTTACATCAAGAGTTTTTAACCCTTTTCTAGAAGGTAAAACAGATCTTTCAAGAGGCACTGGCATTGTACTGATATCTTTAATATATCGTTGTGATTGTTTAATATTAGATATTATTTCGGGAACACACCATTCAATTACGCGCGTATTTAATTCCAATACTTGTTGTGTTATATTTGTAGATTGATTTTTAGAATATTGAAAATAAATAGACCTCATCACAATTTTAAGCTCATCGTCTTTTTGACGCCCAATACTATATTGACCATTAGTATTATTTAATATTTTATTTCTAATACCATTTTGTAAAATATCAATATTCTCCATTGAAAAATATACTTTTGATACTCCTGTGCAATTTAAATTGCGTGATATAATATTTGTTTGATGTTCTGTTGCTTTATCTATACTTTGTTTAATTTTATAACTATTATCGGTAGCATTAACTCTACCATTTATTAATTCAGATATAGGATTATCTTGATTAAAATATTCCATTCTTCTTATTATATATATTTATTTTCATTTTATATAGTAGTAAATATATATGTCAAATTGTCAGAAAATAAAATATTGTGCGAGTGAAATTTTAAATCACATAAAATCTAGAAAAAAGGTGAAGAATCAAGATAAAATAATAATACTATTGTCTAAATATATTGATAAGGTAATATTTAATTTTGTTGCTATCGCAGCATTAATATCATTAAAATCAGGTGTTAACAAAATATTAGATAAACATATGGTATTTATAAATAAATATATTAACACTTTATGTTTCGGTAAGAATAAATGCATGAAAGGTGGGAGTGCTTTCAATACATTAGCCTTTTTTGGTGGAGAAGAGCCTATGTATAAACAAGAAAATCAAGGTACCGACTTAATGAATATAAATTTTAATGAAAACTTAGTGAGACCTGCATTACATTCTACATTTAACATTCAAGATGGTGGTGCTAAATCAAGAAAACGTTCTGTTTCATTTAGATTAGTTAAATGTAAAAAAGTAAGTGGGATATTAAAAGTTAAATTAGCGAAAGTATTCAAACATTTTAAAGTTAAAATAACAAAAGTATCTTTAAAAATTATATGTAATAAATTAGAATCATTTCTAAATAGTATCATTATCAATTTGATAAAATCAAAAGGGAACGAATTAAAATTATCAACTGTTAAAAAAATAATGAATAGCAAAATTGTAAAAAAATGATATATAAAAATTAATTATATAATTTAATATAAAAATGCCAATTATAACAATTGATGGTAATATAGGTAGTTGTAAAACAAGTATTTTAAATTATTTTCATAAAAATTATAAAACAGCAATTGATATCGAACCTGTAGATAGTTGGGTAGAATATTTAAAAAAAATGTATAATAGTCGTAGTAGTACTTATAATTTTCAGATTAAAGTATGGATAGATAGATGTTGGATACAAGAAAAATCCAACGTAATTGTTCTAATGGAAAGAAGCCCGTATTTTATTAAAAATGTTTTTGTTGAAAAAGCACACGATGATAAAACAATTAGTATTGAAGAATATAATAATATTTATAAATTACATAAAACAACCGATGATTTATGGCAACCTTCAGCATATATTTATTTGCGTTCAGACCCAGAGATGTGTTTTAACAGAATCAAAAAGAGAGGAAGAGAGTCTGAAAAAAATATTAAAATAGAATATATACAGCGAATACACGAGCTTCATGAGAAAGTTTATTATAATGCTATTGAAAATAATAAAAATATTATAGTAATTGATACCGAAAACAAATCTATTCCAGATATATGTAGCGAAATAGTTTCTAGTTCTACATACGCCGAAATTTTAACAAATTTATATAATTATTAACATCTAATTATGGGTTCTTTTGTACCAATAAAGCAGCTATAATAAAGTCGTATTTTATTTGAATATTGAATCGCTGGCGTTGACGAATGAATTAATTTGCGATTATTAAATATTAATAAATCTTTTTTTTTCCCAATTGATATCAATTATATTATTTGGTGTTAATACATATTTTGACATTATCTCTCTATATAAATCAAAACTATCATCACATGATAATTTATCAAACTTATTAAATCTAAAAGGTGATATCATAAGTGATTTCCTTATTTTATCTTTATTTGAATAAACTATAAGAGGCTCTCTTGTAATAATGCTTGTACCTGATTTTAGTGTTTTTTCATTTGGAACATGATTTATTCCAGTATAATCAAAATAAGAATTCATCATATCGTTTTGTGTATTAGAATAAATGACATTATACTTTTTCATTTTTTTTTCATAAAAAAATCCATAGAATCGTAGGCATCTTCCATACTTGCAAATAATGTATTACCCCTGTAATCGGGAGTTTTAATCATATATATTGATGATACGAATGGTGGTAATTCGGTACCATGCCCTACAATATCTTGATGCCATACGAGTGTATTTTTGAAAGGATCACTATATTTTAATGTAATATTTTTGATACCATAAAAATCTTTAATATATCCTTGTCCTCTCAAAGCAACTTGTGGAACTCCTTCTATTTGCGAATATTTAAATGGATGTATTACTTTATCATTAGCTTTATAGTCAAATCTTTTACAAAACTTATATATTTTTTTGGGTTCTAGGTCTTGATTTTTAAATAATAACATGGGAACTGATTTGAATAATAGTATAAAATCTGAAATA